CAAAAAAATAAGATAACGAATATGGCAACATTGAAAGAGCGATTAGACAACTTCTTGTCTAACCTATCCTTCACTGAAACCACCACTGAAGTTGAAACGGATACGGTGGTATGGAACGGTGAAGAGTTCGAAGAAATGGAAACAAGGGTAGATGCCCTGATGTTTACTATCAACGAGCAGAAAGGTGAGTATGAAACACTAACCACTGAACGAGATAACCTGAACACACAGGTTACAACATTAACCGCTGAACGCGATGCAGCCAGTGACGAGGTAACAACCTTGAAAGCTGAAGTAGCACGGTTGAAAGGAACAGCACCCAAAGTAGAAATCAAAGGTGATCCTGAAGTACAACCAACCACAACAACCGACAGCAAAGCCAATTTCGGCAAAGGAGTAAAACAACTTTTAGGAGTATAAAAAAATAAATAATGGCAAACGTAATTAGCACAAGTTTTACCCATACGTACGCAGGATCGGAGGCAACAGAAGTTCTCTATACACCTGTGTTTATGGGCGGGACGGTGGAAGAGCATTTCACTGTAAACCCAAATGTAAAAGGCAAACGCAACATATACATCGCTGCGGCACTTGCTGACATCATCAAGAAGCGTTCAGGCTGTGGTTTTTCTGCAGATGGATCGCTAACACTTTCAGACCGGACAATCGACACAACCGATTTAAAGGTAAACCTGGAACAGTGTTTNACNGAGTTTGAAGATACAATCTTNGCTGAATCATTGAGATCGGGNACAGCAATCGAAGACATGCAAGATGGCGAAATCGCAGATATGTTTATCGGTGCATTGGTTCCTGGCATGAGCCGAAACCTTATCAAGCTGGCTTACTTCGCAGATGCGGCTTCCGGTTCAGATGACTTCGATCACTTGACGGCTTTTGGGCCAAGTGGATTGATGCAGTAACGGCTGGAGATGTTACCAAAGTATCTACCACAGGCTACGAAACAGCAGGTGTCCTTGACACAGGCGATTCAGATGATCTGTTGAAAGCACTTTGGGAAGCACAGCCAAACGCATTGAAACAAGTTCCGGCATCAGATAAGGTGATTCGAGTAACAGGCACAATCGGGGACGATTACGCGGGTGTTCTTGAAAATGCAACTACCGAATTTGGAATGAACGCAACGGTTAACGGTGTTGAATTGAAGTACAGAGGTATTCCAGTAGTTGTTCAATACGATTGGGACACTATCCAAGACGATGCGAACTGTCCGAACAGAACTACGCTCGGTGAAAACTTCGCAGTACTTACCACCAGAGATAACCTGATTTTCGGTACAGACATTGCACAGCCAACGGGCGAAAGCAACATCATGGTTTGGTACGATCCGAAAGACGAAATGACCTACACCAAAGCCAACTTTAGAGGCGGGGTTGAATACATTCACCATGATCTGCAAGTAGTTGCATATCAGTAAACGATAGATAATGGGTTTAGTTACAGCAGGATATTCATTAGCCACTTGTGCAGACAAGCAAAGCAACGGAGGTGTTCAGACCTTGTGGATTATCAACACAAGTGAACTTGATCCTTCATCTTGCGTATTTGCGGCTGGCACAGGTTACACCACTATTGCCCTGGATTCCGCTAAGACAGCGTATCAGTTGACTTTGAAAGGGATTCGGCAGAACACCGCGAAGAATTTCAAGAGAGGGAAAACGAATACGGGGCAAGCATTTGGGTGCATGAGTTGGAATTGACATGGCCGCGAAGCAACGGGCAAGATTTGGTTGAATACATTGAAGAACTTTCAGACGGATGCGGGTATCTGTTTGTGTATAAGAACTTCAATTCATCTACACAGTATGTTTTAGGCTACAACGAAAATGACGGAGATGCGCCCAATGTTCTTGAAATCAAATACAATGGGAACAGGCAAGAAGCTTGCAGACGGTTCGCGCGAAACTTTGATTTTCACAAACGAAGGCACACGCAAAGCACAGGTTACAACTCAAGATATGAGTTCACTTGTATAGCATAAGGGATTAGCTTTTAGTTGAGGTTGAGAGGGGGTGTGGAAGATTCTACACCCCTTTTTTTTAAACAAAGAAAGATGTACGTAATAAATAAACGTTTTAATGATTGCGCTTTCGTAAGCATTGCAGGTGAGTCAATCACATTGAGCGAAGCAACACAGAAGCAGTTGAAGAAGATTCACGAAAAAGATTCATCAATAGTTGACAAACAAGATGCCAAGCCGAAGAAAGCAAGAACCAAAGACAGCAACACCACCGAAGCAACAGAGTAGAAAGGTTCACGTATTCAACCTTGTGAGCGAAATCCCTGGAGCTACCTATACCAAACGGCAGTTGTCAAAAGCCGATTGGTTAACTTTCGGAGCTAAGAATGATTTTCCACAGCAGTTGATTGACCTTCAAAAAGGTTCAGCGGTTCATGGTTCTATTGTACGCAATAAGGTAGTGTTCGCTTGCGGGCAGGGTGTTAATGCTATTGCTGAAGCAGACCCACAAGCGCAGGCCGCAAATGATTGGTTAAGTGCCATCAACGCTAAAGATGAAACCGTTGAAGATGTGCTGAAAAAAGGATTGACCGATTTCATCGGACATGGCAATAGCACCTACTTTGTATTAGAGCACGAAGCAACCAACACAATAAACATTGAACATCTTGATTGGTCGCATGTTCGGTTAGGCAAACCCGATGAGAACAGCGATATAAGCAACTGTTTTGTGTGTGGAAATTGGGAGGCTGTTAAGTCTAAACGATTCAGGGAAGATAACACCGAAGGGATCAAACGTTATCCATACGGAGCAAAAAACGTAGAACTGATGGATATAGGCGGGGAGGCTTACAAGGTCTATGTTCACCACATTAAGAATTACTTTCCTGGCTATAAGTTTCAGGGATTGCCGGACTACATAGGAGGCATTGACGATATAAGACTTGCTGAAGCTATAACCACCTTCAACCTGAACAGGGTAAACAACGGCTACACTGCAAGCAGCCTGATTCACCTAAACGCTAACCTTGACGAAGATGAAGCCAAAGCGGTAAAAAAAGACATTGAATCAAGTAACACAGGCCAAAACAAGGCAGGTAAAATTCAACTGATTATAACTGAAGGTGAATCAACCTTCACTGTTGAGAAGTTGGATCATATAACTGAAGGCACATTCACCGAGCAAACAGAGATAACTAATCAGAATATAGTAAGCGCACACAGTTGGGACATGGCGTTAATGTCAGGGCTGAAAACAGCAGGCGCATTGGGTAACACCCAAGAGAAGCGGGCAGCATACGAGATTATTAACAACACGGTGATTCCAAACTACACTAACCCACAATTGCGGTTCTTCAACGCTATGCTTGCAAAGAAGGGTATNGATGCAACAGTAACAGTTCAGGAACTTGAACCGTTGAGCATGAAATCAAGTATCGACATCAATAAAATCATGACCAAAGGCGAAGCGCGCGAACTGTTGGGAATGGAAGAAATGATGGATGAAGATTTTAATAATTCAACTATAGAGGGAACACAAACCGATGGCTAATCTAATAACAGTGTCAGAAGTAAAGAGCCTATCACAGCTATCAACAAACGTAGCAGACGAAAGGCTTTCACCATTCATTGATGTGGCTGAACGCAGATACATAAANGAACAGATTTGCGGCACTTACTATGATGAATTAGTAACAGAGAACGACACAAGCAGCCTAACCGCTGATAACCAAATCATCTACGACAAAATCAAATATTCGGCTGCGTACTTCATTATCTATGAAGCACTACCAACAATGCGCAATCAGGCCACTAACACAGGTGTTATGAACATGAGCTTTGATAATGGCGAGCAGTCGGAGTTCAGAGATTATAAGAGTCTTAGAGATTGGTGNAAGGATCAGGCAGANTGGCATTTGAAAGATGCTATTGCTTACATCAAAGACAGCAGGTATAACGCCAACTACGCAACCTTCAACGCTTGTGATTCAAGGGACTACGATGGCAACAACACTAACACACATCACGGTATAATATTCTAATGAGCGGAGTCAACAAACATAGCGCATTAACTGATAGCACCTTACACGTTGCGAAAGGACACGCAGACGGTATCACCAGTATGATACCTTATAAATCCGGCAGCTCAACACAGGCGTTTGCATTGATTGAAACTATTAGTGCGGGTACATTCAGGCCATGTTTAGATATAGCCGATTCAACCGTAGCACCACCAACAGAAGTAGATGGTGATATCTATCTGTTGGATAGTTCAGGCACACCTCATGCTGACTGGGATTCAGCAAGTCAGGAAGATTGGGTGTACTACGATGGCACGAATGACACTTGGATAGCGGTNACACCTGTTGAAGGTACGTACTGCCACGATCAGGANACGGGCAANTTGTATTNTTTCGATGGTACTAACTGGGCAGCATACACAGCAAGCGCAAGCGCAGGCGGCTCTACTACACAGGTTCAGTTCAATGATGCAGGTGGTTTGGCGGGTATGTCTGGCACTTCATGGACTTCAGGAACATCTGTGCTTGAACTAATTCACCTCGCTTTGGCTAATGGTGGGGCCGGAACAGGAGAACTGAGATTCAAAGAAGGCGGTGGGGGCGCAAATTATGTAGGATTCAAAGCGCCTGGTGCATTTAGTGGGGATCAGATATGGGTGCTACCAAATGCAGACGGTAACGCGGGCGAAGTNTTGAAGACCGATGGCGCAGGCGCGTTGGCATGGGTACAGAACACTCAATCTATTGCGATTGCATGTAGTGATGAATCAACAGCACTAACAACCGGAACAGCTAAAGCCACGTTCAGAATGCCCTATGCTTTCACGCTCACTGAAGTGAGGGCATCACTAACAACAGCACCAACAACATCGGGCCTGTTCACTGTTGACATTAACGAAGCAGGCACAACAGTATTAAGTACAAAGCTAACAATTGATAACACCGAAACCACAAGCACAACAGCGGCAACGCCTGCGGTTATATCTGACACCGCATTAGCAGATGATGCTGAAATAACAGTT